GGTCTGCCGTATTCCACGTTGGCAAGCCAAGATTTACGCCGGCTATGACGAGATCATGTTCTGGTTGATGGACCTTGAACTGTACTGATCCAAGCCAGTCCTCAAAAATCCAGGCATCACCAACAGGATCAATGGTGTTGCTAAGCACATTGATCAATGTACTATCAAGAAGGTAGTTTCGACCAAAGTCGCGGCGGGTAGCGAAAGACCAAGGATGGTCTGCCAGGAGTTCTTCTTTTATGTCTTGGTACTGGTCAGCAAGTACCTGCGCCACTTCTGATGTGTCAGTAAAATCGGTGATTCGCCCAATGCCCAGTCGGGTCAGAGCCATATTACAGATTCGATAATCTTCTGAGTCGGGCATTCAGCAGGCTCCTAAAAATGTAGGGTGGCGGGGCCTTGAAGACCCCGCTCACCCTACATCTAGCGTTAGCTAGTTGGACGTGGTCGCTTCAATGATAAAACTGCCAACCAAAGGGCCAGTACCATTGTTGTTGAGGGTAATCACAAGATCCCACTCTTCGACCGGGTCTGCACTAAGACCAACCATCTCCCACAGCGGCTTGCCGCGATCCTGGTCAGTAATAACTACCGAACCAAAACCACCAACAGCAACCGTAAGGATGTCACCAGAAGTCGCGCCCGAAATGTCGTACGCATCTGCAAACGTGTCTACCTCGACGACAGGGCCGTCGTGATCCACGCCGGACTTAAAAAAACCGACATCAATCGAAGCAGACGTCCCGGTTGCACCAATGTAGCTGTTGACCTTCCAGAAGCGATCGCTCGACTTGAACGTCGCTACTCGCAAAGTGTCGCCATCGCTCGAGTCAGCCTGGAGAACATGGAACGGGATACGGAACGCACGGTAAGTGCCTCCGTACTGGCCCGCGCCTTCCTTTTCCCGATCAAGCGTGACAGGCGCAGAAGTCCCCGTGTCAGACGCGGCTGCAAGAACACCACCAAAAATATTAGCCATGACTAATTACTCCTTTTCTTAAGCGCCAGAAGTGTCGCACCAAATGCGGCCAACCTTCGCCTCTTCCATACGGACAGCACCGTAGGAACCAGCGTAGTAGACCTGCGTGGCGTAACCCTTGTCAGCACGCTCGTCAATCCGAGCGGTACTTCCGCTAAGACCCTCGCCGATGGCGAGAACACAGCCACTCATCGACCAGAACGGGATAGCCCGATCATCAGAACTGTCGTAAGGAATCATCGACGTCGCAACTCGGATGAAGTTGAACCCCATGAAGGTGTTCACCTCGCCCTTAACGAGCGCCTTGACCGTGTTGTAGTCGGACGACTGAACCTCAGTCTGCTTGAGCAGCTGAGACATCTCGTCAGCGGTGACCGCGATGAACCGGGGCTCATCCTCGTCAACCTCGTTGGCGTCAAGAATGGCCTTGGCGTCAATGAGACGATCGATCGTCAGCTGATCGGCACCAGCCGAGCTACCAACGTCGTTGTTCGTGTCGTAAGCGGCGGTAGTTCCGCCATTCTCGCCCGTAAGCGCCGTGCCCGTAAGAGCCGCCAGGATGATTTCATCCTTCTTGCGGCCCATCGCGTAAGCGGCGTTCATCGAGTAGGGGTTCGTCGGGTCGTTGAGAATCCGAAGACGATCCTGCTTGTCGATAAGGTCCGCCCACTCGAAGTCGCGAAGCGTAACCGCGCGTCGGCTGTGGGGCGTGTGGACGACCGGGGTATCACCGTGGCGGGTCGTCCGCTCAACGGCTGCCGTGGCACCGATCTGATCATAGTGCTCCTGCTTCGACGACTGCATTTCGACGCGAACTGCACGCTGAAGCTTGGAACCCTTCTGCTGCGAGAGGATGTCAATCCCTCGCTTAAAGCCCTGAACTCGGGCCGTAGTGATTTGATTAGACACTTTGCCTAACCTCCTAACTTAAAGAGTTTATAAAACAATCAAGTCAGGCTACCCGAAATCGGACCTTCCTCTACAGATCATCGGTCTGCGCGATCGGCAAATCCGCTTGCCGCAACGGTGGACCACAAGGGGCTACCCACGAAGAAAATCATAACACATGGTTCAGAACCCCCGGTCATCAGGGGTGAGTTTTAAAAAAACCTGATGACCGGGGGGACAAGTTCTAAGCCGGGAGGAGAGCCTAGAACTCGTCTGGAAATGCCATAGCCAGCAAGCGATCGCGTTCTGCAACCAGGTCAGCATGGCCAGGGTCGTTAGGGTTCATAAAGAGCTTGTCGAAATTTTCGCCTTCAAGTCGGCTAAGCGCGCTTCGAGCCTCTTCCGGAGTCATGCCGTGAGTGTTCACGTTTTTATCGCCGATCATACCCTTTTCTTGCATGGTCTTGCCTACCTGCCCGAGCATCTTAATGAATTCAGGATTATCGCCCAGCAGAGTGCCATCAGCCAGGCGAGTGTTAGCAAAGTTTTGAGGATCGTTAGTAAGGTTTGCCAAGGCTGCTTGTGCTAGCCCTGCCGTAGCCTCGAAGTTCGTGCCAAGCTCTTTGCGCAAAGCGGAAAGATTCTCTTCCGTGATGCGCGCAGCTTCTGCGTCACGGTTACCCACCGACTCACCTGCCCAGTTGACGTATTCGGATACAATAGCGTCGAAGGCCTCGGCGCTCACGTTCTTCTCGTGGGCAACCGCAGCGATCTTGGCACCAAAGCCTTCGTCCCATCCCTCGGGCAATGTGGCCGTCGTCTTGTACTCGCTCGCCTCATTGGGGATGCCCAGGCTTTCCCGGAAGTTCTGGTAGACGGTCGCGTCGTCACCGTCTTGCGGAGCGATAATGCCCTTGCGGCCAATCATCGCCTGAGCATTGACGTGCTCACGAACAAGACTGTTGACGTCAGCGTGCTTGCTGATCGACGGGTCGTTCCGGTAGTCCGAATCGACAGTGTCGAGCCAACTCGACGCCTGGGTTTCCTGCACCACGTCTTCTTCACTCATTGATTATCTCCCGATGTTGGTCCGCAACATCAATGTCTTGGCCAGCATTGAGCAAGCCAAGGATCCTGAGAATGACCCTTCGCTGGCCAATATAGTTGGCCTGGGTCAGGCTATCCGCAGTCCCGAGGTCAGCATAGAACCCCGTGAACTTTGCAAGGTCCGCGAGGACCTTTCTACCATTGGGCGTGTCGAATACGGACGAGTACAGTTGAACCTTGTCCTTATCGACAAACTGATGGCTATCCTCCAAATCTCAAATCTCCCAGCACCTTGGCTGCCGCCGCATCACCCTGTGCTGCCATTCCAGCGGACCCAGCAGTCATTAGTGCTTCTTGCTGCTTTCGTCGCTGCTCAGCTTCTGCCCGAGCCTGACGCATCTGTGTCACGCTTCGCGAAGAGCGAAGGGCTTTCGGGTCAGCGGCAAAGCCACGGTGCCCGCTTCGGACAATGTAGTCAAAGTCAATGTGGTCCAGGGCGTCTGGTACGGCTTGACCGATAGCCATAATGCGCTCAATTGACTTCATTGTCAACTCAACGTCCTGGATCTCGGTGGCTCGCTGTGCAGGGCTGACGTAAACGACGCGGAAGCCTTTCTCCTTTAGGCTGTCAGGCGGCTTCGGAATCGCACCCATTTTGATCAGCTTGTTAAGGCTTCTGTCAACCATAGGCTGGATCATCTCCACCTTGACTCGCTGGAAAACCGGGGCCACCCACTGCTGGGAACGGTTAGTCAGCTCCTGGACGTGGAAAGCCGTAAGCTCCTTGTCGTCTGTGATTTGGAGAATGTCGTGCAGGTAGGCCTTGCGAACAGCAGTCTGCAGCCGGGTAATTTCGGCATCTGCCACACGAAAGTTCCCGCCAACATCCATCGGGCGAACTGGGTCCTGGTTGCCGGGCGTGTACGCGGAAATCTTTGTAGTCGTTCCCGGCAGAGTGCTTGGGATCCCGATGATCCCATCGTCGGCAACCAAAAGCGGAGGCCGAACGCTCATCTGAGACTGGGTAATCCAGTCCTTAACCACAGAGTTCAGCGTCCGTGCAAAAGCGTCTGCGTTGACACCGGGGCCGGTTCCGTATCGCTGGCCGGGGTCAGTCCGCCATCGAGCCACGTGAAGCGGCAGGTCGTCCAGCTCTTCTTCGTAGACGATGCCTTCTCCATCGCGGCTATCTCCGTCACAGAGGGTAACCTGCGACTGGTATCGACCGTTGACCTCATCGTGGGGCTCAAAGGTTTGAACCCACTTAAGCTTTTCGCCTTCCTGAAGTCTCTTTAGTCGATCATGCACCGATGATGGCATGTTTGGCCATGCCATCATCGCCTGTCGAGCGGTGTACTCAAATTCGCGGTAAACAACGTCGATAATTCCCTGC